AAAATCAAACTTCATAGGATATGTTCTACCTATTTCGTAATATATATCTAATCCTATGTCTTCTTTAGGTTCTGTTTCCCACAAAGCAGGGTTTTCTGTAAACGAATCATCAGGAGAGTTTGTATTAGTTACGTTTTGTAGTAGTTCAAAAGTATGACCAGGTGAGTTACCGTGAGGCTGTAATCTAGAACCTGCTCTAGCGGTACCAGTAGGTGTACCAGCTGTAGAACCTACATTGTTATGAAAACGATCAACTGCTATCTGACCTAAACCAGTACCACTTGAAACCTCAAAGTGTGTATTTGGTTTTAATGGATGGTAACCAGAAGGGCCAAGTCCAAACCTAGGAGACACAGACATAGTCCAAGTTTCTCTTTTGTTTTCAGGATCGTTTCTATTAGTAAATGGTGGGCCAAGAACTTTATAGTTTTGTATTCTTTTTGTGTGACCTTCTAAAGACTCTACAGTATATATTATTTGATCTGGATCATCTTTTATTCTAAATTTAGTACCTACTTGATAAAAACTATAAATAAAATCATGAGCTATAGGGTACTCTATGGCAGAAAAACCATTTGTTGAACCTGAAGGATGTATATTTGCCCACGATATATCTATTAAGTCTTGATCTACTGTTATGTTTTTAGATGGATTGTTGTTAGGTCTTATACCATCACCAGTGTTTTTAGTGCTACCATTAGCACCTATAGAATTACCTTTTGAATTTAATTTGTTTTGATAAAAAGCCTCGTCTATAAAAAAGTGATTATTGTCTCCACTACCAGTAGCAGCGCCTTGATAAACTCTAGCAAAATCTCTCCAGTACTCGGCGCCTTGACTTGATACGTTACTACCAACTTGTTTTGGGTCTAAACCAAAACCACCTAAATTACCATCATTATCAAATCCAGCAGATAAACCATGCCAAGCAGTAGAAGCGCTACCTTTAATATCAACACCACCCCACTCTGCATTAGTTACAACTCCAAACTGACCGACAGAACCGTTCTGACCAGGATCGTTTGGAATTCCAGTAAAATCAACACCGTCATTTTTAACCCATCTAACTGGAAGCGCTTTACTAACAACTAAACTATCTTCATCGTCTAAAAGTTCTTTTGTTATAAATTGTCTTATACCTAAGTCTTTATATATTTTAGCAAAAAATTTACCTTCAAACTCTGGTCTATCTTCCACGTTTCTACTTTTAAAATCAGCAATTAAGCCTGATATTCTAGTGCCTATACTACCAGCCGTGGAAGTAAAATCTATATCAGAACCGAATCTACCTTCTATTGTAAATTTAGTAGCGGTACCTGCAGCAGCGTCTCCTGGTACAATACCAATTATTTTATAATATTTAGAAGCAGCAGTGTCAGTTCTAAATCTTACAAAAGTATTTTTAACTTCAAAAGCGTCTGATAAAGCAGAGTCTTTGTAAGTTGAAGTGTCTATCATAAATGTACTTAAGTTTTTCAAAGGATAACCTTCTGACAAACTATTACCCACCACTTGACCAAACACTGCGTCTGAAACATTACCTACAGATGAATTAGTTATTGTAGCAACAAACTTTTGTATAGTTTTTACAAATATAGGTGCTTCACCTACTATAGATAATATTTTATATTTATAATTTTCAGTTACAGCTGTAGAGCCATCGTGCTCTTTTTTAAGTATTAAAAATGTTTCTTCGTCAACTTTGTTTCTTTCTGAAGAAGGAAAGCTTAACCATATATTACCATCTTCAGCGTTATACCACCTGTCCATAGCTAAGTTATAGTATTCGTTAGAAGTTTCTTTTATAAAAAACTTAAATGAATCAGCAAACTTAGGTGCCGGACTATTTATATGTACATGTATTTTATTAGAGGTTATAGCTTGCGGCTTGTCAACTTGCAATACATTATTGCTTCCCGCTACATTTTCTGATGTTAACACAGGTGTCTCTCTACCGTATATATCTCTATAAACAATACCTACTTGATAATTTCGTAAAGACTTTAAACTTTTTTCAGGTATACCGACATCAGCTATTTCATTAAACTCTAAAAGCGTGTTTAAGTTTACGCTTATGTTTTTAGCTTTAACACCGTAACCTTCCATCCTAAATTTATGCAAGTAGTTACCATAAACTATTCTACCACCAGTCATGTCTTGTGCTAGTGCTTTTCTAGGCACTTCATCAAAAGGTCTTAATAATTGATTAGCTGGAAGAGTAGCGTATATAACGTCTGATTCTATAAGTAGCTCTCCATTATTTAACCCGTTTCCAGAGCCAGCAGCTATCCATTCAGCACTATTTCTATCTACAGTTTTAACTGTATAAACGTTTGGTGAGCCGTCTTCTTTGTACAATATATCTATGGCTACTACGTCTTGAGGTAGTATAGATTTTTCTGGAACAAAATCTTGTATTTTTAAGCTACGAAGATTATTTGACATACCTAAGTTGTAACCTTCGCTAGCGTAATATTCAAAATCACCAGGTAAAAAAGCTACATTAGTAAAAGGAGAAAAAGCAGAATACTCACCGTCTTCATACTTGAATCTACTAGCAAACCTAACAAACTTCTTTTCAAACAAAGGTGGCGTTAACTCTAAAACAATATTCCAAGTTTCATCAGCATCAGGAACGTTTTGATCTATAGCTAGTATAGTAACATCAAAATTATTTGAACTACCGTTTTGCAAAGGTGTGCCTCCTACATTTATCTGCGCTCTTATTTTATGCTCTGTAAAGCTAGAAGCTCCAGTATTACTTAACAATATAACATCTCCCTCTCTATAATCAGGCAAACCAGTACCTAACAAGCTACCTATACTTATAGTTATAGTTTCACCAGCTTCTAATATTTCGTTAGGACTAGGCGTAGTGTCATAAAATCTAACAGCCGTAGTTGTGACTCCTTTAGTTTCACCTCTAGCTTCTAAAGTATCAGACATAGCTAACACAGGTGCTAGCAAAGGAGATTTTTTTATAACAGTTATATATTGCTCTTGCATATACACAGGATAACTACCAGTATCTGTTACTATTATATCATCATTATTTTCGTCTGTAATAACTAATCTAGTATGAAACGTAGAAACAGCACCGTTACCTATAGTTAAGTCATTAGCGCCTGTGCCTAATATACTTCTTGCTATATTTATTTTTTTAGGTTCAGAGTGATTATCTGTCCAAAGTAACATACCATCAATAACGTTTAAACCTGTTATTAATCTACTAGAGCTATAATTTAAAGTTCTGCCACCTGGTTTTCCAGGATTATTCTCATCAACTGTTGGTGACTCAAATGTTACTGTAGACGCATCTGGTATTGTAACGCTTTCTGAAACAGTTATATTTAAACTACTTATATCTGTAACCGTAACTAAAGGCATACCTGCCACACCAGACACTTGCATACCTTTTCTTATGTAAGTAGCATCTCCAACTGGTATGGTTGTAGAGTTAGAAACTGTAGAAGTTGTTACTGCTGTAGATTTATATATGTCAACAAAAACGTATTTAAGTGTAGTGTTAGATATTTCGTACTCTAATATATAATCTCTAAAAACAGTTATAGCAGCATCATTAGACCCGCTACTAAGTCCACTTGCATTTCCAGCTACTAGCCAATATATTTTATCGTTTTGCTCGTCAGCTATAGATCCAACACAAGTGCTTCTTGATTCTACCGCTGTTGTTAAAACGGTATTACCTTTTAAAGTTTGTACAGCTCCAACATCAGAACCTTCTGAAGTAGAAACTTCTATATTTAAAGCATCTCTATATGTACCGTTTTTAACTAGCCTTTCGTCAAGGTCTTTATTCATTTGACCTAAACTAAAACTTCTTTTTAACTCTGGCATTTAATTAGTGTTTTATATGTTTAGATTTACCTCGTAGTATCTGTGTAATTTCTTCTAGTTTAATATTAGATAATCTAAGTTTAGCTTTTCTAGTTTCAGCAAACCTTTCTTTTTTAAATCTAGCAACTAAAACTTCTGGTGTATTAGCTCTAGTGGAAAGCACTCCGTAAGCTATATGCTTATACATAGCTTCCTCTGCAAACTTATGCACTCTTAATTCTTCTTCAGTTCCTAAGCCATCACTTATATATTTTAATATAACAGTTTTGCCATTTATATTTGAGCTAAAGTGTATTTTACCTTGCAGCTCGTCAATATAAAAACTACCATTAACTTGAGCGTGTGCTGGGTCTAATCCATATCTACCGCCTTCGTTAGGCCAGTACATATCGTCTTCGTAATCATCTTGGTTATTTTCTGAAGGCGTTTGTGCCTTGTACTTAGTCCAAGTATCTGATAAATGGTTAGTAGCATCTTGCTCTGTTAAATTAGTACCATCATTATTATAACTACCATCAGCCGCTTGAGATATTGCAAATGGATTAGAAGTTTTAATAGCTGGATAAATAACGTGTTCTATACCTGAAGCGTCTGAAAAACTAAGTTTAACATAGTTAACATAGTCTTGAGGAAGTGTCATTGTTAACGCTGGTGGTATTTCTATTTCTTGTGACTTAACAGACTTAAAAGTATCAAACGATAATTCTTGCATAGCTCTCTGCGCGTGAAAAGCTACATCAGCTCTTTTGGCCTTAGGTATTATTTTTTCTTCACCAACATAAGCTAGCATAAATTGATTTATAATATCTGTTAAAGATGTAAACTGATAACTACCATAATTAACCGCTGTGTCATCATAGTAATTTTCTTGTGTTTCGTTTAATAAATAGTTAGTAGCCATATTTTATTGTTTTTCTTTAGTTTCTGTTACAATGTCTTTGTTAGTAGCAAATGCAGTTATATCTTGTTGTTTTATAGTTACGCCTGCTAATTCTAATATTTTTATTACTAGACTAGTTTCTTCGCTCTCATGTAATTCAAAGTTTACACTAGTAGTTGAGTTGTATAAAGCTTTTTCATTTACAATTACAGAGCCCCACTTAGCCGTAGATGGCTTAGCTATGTAATGACAGTTTACTGTTGATGTGGAAAATGATGGGGATGCAGACTCAGGATATATTACTATCTGCGTAGCGTTTTTTCTTACGTATAAAGGCCTTGATTGTCTAGGTTTGTACAAGGCAGCTTGGTTCATTCTTTGTAATTCTTTTTTCTCTACTTTTTCTACTATTAAGCTGTTAGTGCTGTTATTGTAAAAAACTGTTCCTAATCTATAAACATCTGTAGGCAGTGTACAAGTAGAGCCTGATACTGCAGACATGTCTATATGGAACTTTTCAAATACAGCTATTTTTTCTTTTAATATATCTGGTACATTAGAGTACTCGTAGCTGTTTTGTGGTAATCTAGCAAATTGATTTAATTCATAAAAATATTGTTCAAATATTTCTCTTTGCGCTTGATTAGCAAATAAGTTAAATTCTTGAGGAGTTATATAACCTCTTTGTTCTTTGTTGGCTAAAGCCAAAACTCTTTGGTGTACTGTATCTATACTTATTGCCATAATATTTTTTTATTGTAGTTACGATCGCCCCGTAGGGCGACCGCTCTACAGTTTGATTATTTTAATCTTTTCTCTATATTGTTATATATTTCCATACCTTCGTCAGTTCTAAACCAAGCAGCTAATGCTGAATATGGATGCTCATCAAAAGGAACCGTCATTAATTTTCTACCAGTAGAAGTCCAAGTAAATGTTCTTTGATCTTGTGACAGACTTATTATGTTGCCTTCTGTAGCTCTGATACCAAAGTTTCTAAGCTGAACGTTTTCATCAGTAACTAGTTCTAAGAATAATTTAGGCTTTTTCTTAGCAAATAGTAGTAAATCACGTTTAAGTTCCTTAGAACTCATCTCTGATACCTTAGAACCTAATTCTACACGCATAACAGCTTCAGCCATATCAATATCTAAGTTATTAGCTGCGTTCATTGCTGCAACTTCAAACTCTAACCAATCTAACTGTGACTCGGCTACCTTTACAGGTTTGTGCTCTTTGAATATTTTATCTCTGTGTGGATGATACAAAGATAATAGTTTTTGTAGAACAGTTTTTTCTCTAGGAACGTACAGTGTACCACTTCTAAATACAATATGCTCTAATCTGTGTTCACCTGTCATCTCATCAACAAATGGTGTTCTTTGGTTAGAAGTATACTTTAGTTCTCTTTCATAACCTTTTTCTTCGTCGAACCAATAAATGTTAGACGATCTTATTTGATAAGACAAAGGTTCTTTGTCTCCTATTAAAAAATAATTTCTATCTTTTATTTCCCAAATATCTTTTTTAGGTTTTGGTGCTGTAGCGACTGGCGCTTCAACAACAGGTGCCTCCACCTTTTTAGTTTGTTTTTTCTTTGCCATAATATAATATATAATAAAATTAATAAAATAAAAGGCCGAGGCCGAAGCCCCGGTCTTTTAAAGTGATTTACTTCATCATCATAAAGTTGTTAGCACCTTGAGTAACTAAACATCTTTCTGATAAGTAGTGAACTTGCATTGCATCTAAGTCAGATGTAACAGCACCAACAGAACCAGTAACCCAAGTCTTCATTCTTCGGTCATCAGTTTGTGAAGCTCTAAATCTAACATGTAAAAATGGTCTCTTTAAGTTTTTACCTAAAGTTTGGTCATACACAGACGATACACCAGCTGGTATGATGACACCTCTAACAGGTGAAGTAGTATTTCTACTGTTTATACTTCCTCTAGTAGCTTTGTCATTTAAGTATTTAAAGTCAGACTTGTAGAAGTCATAAGAACCTCTTCTAAATCCTGAGAAACCTAAGTTTAACGCCATATCTTCTTCGTTGTCGAATACTCCGTAAGAAGTACCTCCAGCTCCGTAAGAGTTCATTGAAGCTAACATATCGTCAAAAGCAAGTGAAGTAGCTCTGTTTATGAATAACATGTTTTCTTCAATAGCTCCTTGATTGTCAAACTCCGCTAAAATAGCATCGAACTCAGCTAAGTCAGTAGCAGCGTTAACACCAGTTACACCAGTAGTTACGTTACCTCTGTCTTCAATAGCATCAAATAAACCTTGAGTACCAAACTCAGTTCCTATACCATCAGTACCATCTATAGTAGAGTTACCAGAAACACCTTTTACAGCTTCCATCATAGTCATTTCTAAGTAGTCTGTAAATCTTTGTCTAGTATCACCTTCAGCTTTTAAGTACCATAAGTAACCTGATTGCCCGTCTTCACCAGAAATTTCAACCCAACCTATTGCAGATGCATCAGATCCAGAAATTTCATAGTAATCTTTCATAATAATTGGCTTATTAGTAAAAGACTTAAATACAGGCTCTACATTTTTAGCTCCAGAAGCGTGGCCACCTTGACCATCAGTTCCTTTAGCATACTCAGAACCATAAACTAGTAGAGTTGCAGCTATAGAGCTTCCCGCAGTGAATACTGGACTATCGTCAATATTTTCAAACTCGTAAGGCTTACAAGTAACAGCGTCAGTTGAAATAGCTGTTACAAAACACTTGATAGCTCCTTCAGCAGTCGCTATAACTACTTGGTCGTTTAATCTTATACCGTGGTTACCAGAAGTAACACCATTGTCACCATCGATGTCTAATAAAACAGTAAATACAGAGGTCTCAGTATTAACAGTACCCGTGTATGATAAATGTAATCTACCTTGCTCAGACCAAATAACTTGGTCAGAAGTCATAGACTCTTCTGCTCCAACTTGAGATAAAAATCCTGAGATAGTTCTGTTTCCAAAAACCTCAGCTTCTTTTTCCATTAAGTCAGGCAGGTATTGTTGCGCCCATCCAGCCGTGCCAGATGCCGTAAAATCGATATAATTTGCAGATAGTGTAGCTTTCTTTGGTGCTGGTACACTATTCAAATTATCTCCTGCAGTAATTGCCATAATTTTTAATTTTTAATTTAGTTATTGTTTTCTTTTAATTTTAAACTTAAAGTCATTAGCATCTTCACCAAGCACTCTTACTTTTATTCCCCCAGCTTGTATTTCACCTGAGTGAGATTGTCTAGGGTCCATGTTAACATTTTTAGATTTAGCTATACTTTCTTTCAAAGCATCAGCCTTACCTTGTTCGTAAAAATGCTTAGCAACAGCATCAGCGTTCATAGCTGTAAACATAGACTTATGGTAACCAGCCCCATCTTCCATTAAGTTTTCATTGTTCAAGAACTTCTTGACAAAATTATTAATGTCACTTTGCGATTCCTTTACTCTGTCTACATCTTTAACATTAAACCTAAATCTTTTATCACCGACGCTGTATTCAAAACCTTTGAACTCGTCGTTAAAAACACTGTCTGTTTTTTGTTGAAATGCAGATCTAGATTTTTCTAATGCTTTTTGTTCAGCTTCAGACTCTTTGTTGTATCTGTTGAAGAAGTCAATAGCTTTCTGTTGTTCACTTGTTAATTTACTTCCAGCTTTGATATCTTCATAGTATTTAGACTTTAACCCGTCTAAGTGGTTTCTAGCGTCAGCAACTTGCTCTTTTAGCGCTAGTTTTTTTCTTCTAATATCTTTCTCATCATCTAACTCTTCATCGAAAGAAAATTTATCTTCCATGATAAAATCTACTTCGTCAGATTCTAAATGAGGTTTAGTTGTTTTATAATATTCTCTAAGTAATGTATGATTATCTAATTCAGAATAATCCATATTTAATCTTACATAGTCATTTATATCTCCACCAGTATCTTTAATAAAGTCTAAAAGTTTATTAACGTTTTCTGGTAGATCTATAGTAGGTTTTTCAGGTGCTACTATAGGCTCTTCAACTTTAATAGGTTCTTCTACTTTAGTTTCTTCTTTTATTTCTTCTAACTCTATTACTGGTGCTTCTTCAGTTTCAGCTTTAGGCTCTTCAACTTTCTGTACTTCTTCTTTAACTTCTGTATCTGGAACTTTAATGTCTTCAACTGGTTTGTTTAAATCTACCTTTACAACGTTCTCTGCTTCTTCAACTAATTTTTTTAAGTCTACTTTTACAGTATCTTCTTGTGGTTTGATTTTTTTTAATTTCTTTTTTACTTTAATTTTTTCTACTTCGTTGTCAACTTTTGGTTGCTCAACAGTAGGTTCTGTTGTTTCATTTTTTTTAGCCATAATAAAATATTATATAATTAATTAATTGTTATCTAGGATTAAATGCTTCTAAACCCATACCACCTCCTAATATATCATTACCTGATGATTCAAAGTTTTTAGGTGGTTTTTCATTTTTTCTTTGATCTATAAGCTCACTTTGTTGTGACGCTTGTATTTTAGTTCTTTTATCTTTACGATCTTCTTTTTCTTTTTCTCTACCTTTAATAGCTTCAACTTCTACTTGCCTTAATCTCATATTGATACTAAACTCATGATCCATTAACTGCTTTTTAATTTCAGCCTCGTGCATCATAGACTCTATTTTTAAATTAGATTTAGCTTGTTCTAATTGCATGTTTGTTTGAGTTAATGCTTGTTGCTTTTGTACTTCTGCTTGAGCAGCTGCGGCCTGTTGCTGCGCGTTAGCTTGAGCCTGAGCTTGCATGTTTTGCTGTGCTCGCATCTGGTCATTTTGCATTTTCTTTTTTCTTCTAACTTTTAAAAGTTGATTAGCTAGTTTTAAACTTTTAATATTTCTAAGATCTATAGCGTCCTCTAAATCTATAGTTTGTTGTGACAAAGCTATTTGTATATTATTTTCTAACATAGCTTTTTCTTCTTCATCTGGTGAAAGTTCTAAGAATATACCAAAGTCATATAAATGAAGATCTTTAACATCGTCTAAAGTACCAACGTTATGTCTACCTATTTTTTGTATAAAAGCGTCTCTTGTAGGTGAGTACTCTAATATATCTGATACTCTCATAGACAAATTACCACAAACTTCTGCTGTTAAAAATAAACCTCCTTGCAATATGTGCCTTGTAGCTGTGTTGCTATTTGCTGCTGCCATTTTTTGTACACCTACTAAAGCTTTTGGATCTGGAACACTAGCATCTCTAGCTTCGTTTAATCCTGTTGTATCTCTAATCATTTGTAGGTAATAATTATACGTGCCAATTAAGCTTTGCATTTTAGCACCACCGTTACCAGACTGTATTTCTTGTATAGGTACTTTACCAGGATTCATATCACCGTCAGAAGTAAAACTTCTACCTATCACAGACCCAGTTTGGAAAAACATATTTAAGGCTTCTTGTGGATTATAGTTAGTACCATTACCTAAATCTATTTCAGCTAAACCATCAGCGTCTAAATAAATACCGTCTGGAACTATACGCGACATTACCTGCTGTAGCTTTAAATGAGTTAGTTGTATCATATCAGCAAAGCCAGTTATTCTACTAACTAAACTTTCAATTTTACCGTTATACATCCTAGGCGCACACATAGCGTAATTCATCTTTACTTTAGTATGATCACTTTTAGGTCTCATCATGTTTTTACACATGTTCCATTTTAAAAGTCTATCACTACCTAGTATTATAGCTCCTTCGTAAAGTACTTCTATTTTTCTAGACTCAACAGTAAAATATTCTGTACTTTCAGCCGTGAACGTATCGTCTTTCTCTATAGCTCTTAAACCACCAGTATTAGTGTTTTTTATTTTATAAACTTCTGTATTAAAAGTTTTATAATTAAAATAAAGTATTTGTACTTTGTTTTTATCTTTTTGTTCTCTAGTAGAATATGGTTTATTATAATTACCTCTATTAACAGAATAACTTTTTTCAGTTAATTCTTTTAACTCTTCCATAGTTAGCTGTGGAAACTCTTTTATAAGTTCGTTTATAGATATGTATTTAACTTCACCTATGTAATACAAGTCTTCAAAATATGGTGAGTCACTATAAGAATAAACTAAGTTAGCTGGATCAACATATTCTATTTTAACTCCTTCAGATTCATTGAAATTTGTTTTAACAGCACCTATACCACAAACTGTTAAATCGTAATAAAATCTTCTTTTAATTAAATCAAAGTTGTTACCTTCTAATAAAACGTTTATAGCTTGTTCTTCTGCTAGTTCTACAGCTTGCTTATAAGTAAGCTGCATGTGTAAAGCTAATTCTTCTTCAGAACCAGGAAGTTCTTCAACACCACTTTCTCTCAAAGACATACCAAACTTATCTTGTGCAAAATCATTAACTTCCTTAGCTCTCATGTCGTTTAATATAGACTGCATGTATTTAGTTCGTTTGTCTACACCAAAAGGATCTTGTGAAAAAGCCTTTACATCATAAACCCTATCAGCTATACCATTAACTACAATATCAACAAACTTTGGTATTATAGGCACTGGTCTCCAGTCTAAATTTAAATAAGACAAATCACCATTTATAGATAATTCATCTTTGTATTTTTGTATTGATTGTTCTCCTCTAGCGTAAAGTCTTAGTCTATGAAAGTTGTTCATATTAGTTAAATACCTACTCATAGCATAGTCTGTATTAAACCACTCGTGCTCTATAGCTTTAGCAACTTTCATACCATATTCAATGCTAGACTTTTCAACGTCACTTACTACTTGACTAGGAAAATTATTTGTTACACTTGTTCTTATCATTTTAATTTTTAATTAATTTAGACGAAGCTCCGTTGTTACTGTATCTTCCAAAATTTAAACTTAATTTTTTCTTTTCAATTTTAGCATTAGGTGCATATAAATTTCTATTGCAAGCCATGATAGCTAAACCACTACTGATACTAGCGTCAAACTTTGTTCTTTTGTTTATATCAAATTTAGCCCAGTCATTTAAAGTTCTATTAAAATACATGTTACCCCAATTACCTCCACCAGTATCTCCTACGTGTTGTTGTATATACATTTCAATAGCGGCTGCGTGAGCTTGTTTTATATCTTCGCTAGAGTTTGGTATACCACCTATTTCTTTTTCTGTCGTAGATAATTTGTTCCAAATTTTATCTGGCCTGTTCATACTATATCCTCTATAGCCTCTACGTCTTAAATAGTATAATAATCTAGGCTTGTTATTCTCTGCTAATATTGGCATGCCGTAAAATACTAACGACATTAAAACGTCTTCAAAAAATATCTCTGCTGTTTGTGGTCTAGCTACATACTCTAAAAAAAATTGATTAGGTGGCGCGTCTTCCATGCTAAACTTAGTCAAACCGTGCAAAGCACCATTAGAACCTCTACCATCTACTGTTCCTGATATATCGTAACTATCACAACCAAAAGCACCCATGTGCTCGTTACCAGGATATTTAATACCGTTTTTAGTTATTATTTTGTTTTGCAAATGTAATGGTGGTGTCCAGCTAATATTAAATCTACCGTTAGTATCTGGGTAAAATATTACTTGCGTGTCTTTTATTCCGTTAACCCATTGAAAATTACCTTTGCTAATACCAGGCTTTGTACCTTCGTTATAATCTATTTGATCGTATATTCTTACTAAATTAAATATACTGTTTCTTGTTTCATCTCTAAATGCATGTTCTTCAGTTCTTGGAAACTGTCTGTAAAACTCATTTAAAGCATCTTGGTCATCTTTTAAACCTTCAGCTTCGTTTTGCCAGTGTTCTATTATTCCGTAATCTATTAATTCACCGTCTGGTCCGAGCACATCATGATCTGGACTATCGAAAACTGGATATCCGTATTCATCAATAAAGCCTTCGTAGTTCCACTCCATTGGGATAAAAAGAGAATATAAACCAGACTTTGTTTGTCCATTACGATTTCGTTTAGTAACATCTGACGCATTGTATAATTTTTTAAAATTATTACCTCCTTTTTCTAAAGCGTTTGATGTTGAGCCCATCATGCACTTACCAACTATTCTAGCACCTAACCTTAAACAAGTTTTTGTAACTCTCCAGTTGTTTAATATATTATCAGGTCTTTCCCATTTACCACTTTCATCGTGTACTAATAAGTTAAGTTTTTCTCCATCATAACTATTGTCACCTGTGTTTTTCCAATCAATAGTAGTATCAAGTCCAACCAAGTTTTCCTGCTTTTCGTTTGCAGTAATTTTTTTACGTGTAAACTTACTCGCAGGCACACGGTAAGCAAGCTCAGACTTAGGTCTATCCATACCGTCTTGTATTGGTTTAAAAAAGAAAGGATAGTTGACTGATATTGGAACAACTTTGTCTGTAAACATTTTTTTTGCATCATTACCAGTTTTAGATAATATACCATACCTACTATCACTTGCAAGTGTTGCCAAATTAACTGTTTCAGCTGACGACATAAAACTAAAGCCAGATCTACGATTTTTAAGGTAACATATACCATAACATCTATTATCAGCTTTACAAGCTTCCCAGAATATATAAAATAATCTATTAGCTTCTCTAAAGTTTGGCGCACCTACATCTATTTTACTCCATTGTAAATACATATAGTGAGCGCCCGTTATGTAAGTTGGTTTGTTATTGTTTAAAAACCAAAAACCCTCTTCTCTACGTTTAAACTCTTCGTCTATGTAATCGTACCACTTTGGCTTAAGTTCTTCAGGGTAGCTTCTCCAATCAAAAATACTTTTTAATTTAGAAAGCTCTAAAGGTTGTTTTATTTTTTCCCACTTATTTTTTGGCAGTCTATATACTTGCACGGGCACAAGTGGTAAAGCAATGCGCAAGTTTTGGATTTCAAGTATTTCGCCAATTTTACCAGTTTTTGATATAACGATAATATCATGTTCTTTATCATATCCATATTTCCATTTTTTACCACGATTTAAACGTGTGATTGTTGTTTTCTTTATAGGTTCTATAACCTTAACTAAATCCTGCTCGTACATTATTTAGATCTACCTTCTGCAAAACCTTTAAAACTAACTTCTTGTTTTTCTACGGTTTTATTGTTTAATAAATTTTCTTCTTCTTGTATACGATTTAAAATTTCAAAAGCATCGAATATGGCTAGCTTTTTAGTAGCGGCGGCGTTTTTAAGTCTATCAGCACTAACGTCGTCTTCAGTGTTAGTTATAATTTTTTCTCTAGCAACATTAATTAATTCTTCAACCGCTCTGTGCCCAGCTTGGATTATAAGCTTCTTCGTTTCCTTGATATTCATATTTAATTGTAATAAATTTATTCATAACTCTGTATAAACGTTTACCGTCTATAATAAACTCGTAAGTTGAAAAAGGTGTAAAACCTACAAGCTCACCAACTTTATTTGTACCGTCAGTGTACTCAACTATACCTATACACTTTTCTTCTTCTCCTGGCTTTAGCTTGTTTCTTTGTTTAATTGGTTTTACAAAGCAATATCCTTTTACAGCTTTCCACTCCCAATATCTTTTATATAAAAATATTTGATCTTGCTTTACTAGGTATGTATTTTCGTTAAAAAAACTTCTACTATTTCTTTCTCTACCTTTCATATCATGCCAACGTCTAAAAACATTGTGATGAACTATAATAGTGTCGTTAGGTTTTATTTCTGTTTCAAAAGCTGTAGGCACAGACTTAACAATAGCTTCCCTGTTAACAAACTGGTGATTATATATTTCTGTGTTTATTATAAGATCTTTATCACCAACTTTAGTAACGTTGTTATATCTGTTTCCTTTTGGCTCTATAACAAAGTCAAAAGGCGCTTTCATTAATACTCTAAATTATATTCTACAGACACTGCCATGTTTTTATTAAAGTCTTTCCAAGGTAGTACGTCTTTATTTTTCTTTATGTAAATAGAATATTTGTCTTGCTCTTCTAATATGTTACATATAGTATGACCACCATAAACGTCTTGACCTACAGCATAGTGCATAGCGTTTTCTTTGTAGTCTTTACCTACAGTAATTTTTCTAATTATTTTCATTATATTTTATTGTTCCATCAGAAATATTAACATCATCAGTACCGTAACTTTCTTTAAAGTTAGACTGCATCAAAGCTAACTCATCATTTTTACCAGCTATATGATGTAGCAATTGGTGTATATTACTCTGTAACATACCTATTTGCATTTGAGCTTTGTTTATTATATTTACTGTGTCTTGTAATTTATTTAATTCTTCGTTACTAATTTTTGTAGGCTTACTAGCCTTTTTTGTTTTTGCCATTTTATTTAATTTAATTAATTGTTTATTTTATGCTCCAGCGTTTGTAGTGCTAAACCTAGGTGCGTTACTTCCTGAACCAAATGTACCTACAAAACCATTTATTCTGTCTGTTACAGTGGTACCTGTTCCTTCGTTAAAAGTCCAGTGTGCTATAATAGTACCAACCGTATCTACGTTTGTTTGATCTGACGTGCCGCTATTGTAAAGAGTTGTAACTTCACTAGATGATAAAACAGTTGAATATACAGCAAAGTCGTCTAAAAAACCGTTAAAATCAGCATTACCATTAAAAGAAGTACCAGACAAAAACTCTACTCCCCCCGCGCCACTTTGACCAAGCGTACCATCAGCGGTATCATCAAAGTCTCCTGCTATTTCTACCGTTCCTAAACTTACTGTATCTGCTAACTCTGCGTCTATATAAACTTTCATTTCATTAGCGCTACCCTTGTCCCAAGTACAAACTATATGGTGAAAATTACCATCACCTTCGTGAGTTAAACCTGTAGCACTATCAGCCGTCTTTTGAGCGCCACCTCCTCTCCACGTTAATACGTACTTGTGAGTAACATTGTGTTTGTATTGAATATTTATTCTGTTATCATCATCTATATAAAAATCCCAAAGCTGTCCATTAGCACCTGTTGTATTTAATCTCGCCCATACTGATACAGAACCAGAGACTTTGAAGTTACCTTCACTGGCAGATAATTTTTCTTGAAAATTAGCAGTAGTAAAATCTACTTCGTCATTACTACCATCAAAAGACAAAGAGTGATTTGTACCAAAGTCTTCGCCTAAAGAAGATACAGAAGTTAAGCTATTACCTAATCCTAACATTATATGCCTACGTAAGCTATTACGCCTCCAGTAGCTAATTGAAAGCCTGTCCATCTGCCGTATATAGTAACACCTTTTGGAAACGTTTCGCCGTCTACTGCGACACCGCCGTCAGCATCTATATCTGTACTAGCTCCGTCTGAACTAGGAAAGTTTTGTGAATCTGCTGGTACTAAACCTGTAGCGCCAGTGTTAAAAGTTGTGTCTTCTAAAAATGTTATCGCTACAAAAACTTTTGTTATACGGTTAGTATTACCAGCCGGTGTAGCGTTAGTATCATCTCCGCCAATTAATGTCACCGCGTTCGTACCTCTTACGTGTATACTACCTAATTGACCAAATGCGTAATCTGTTGGATCTTTAAATGCCATAATTTATTTTTTTACTTTTTCTAGTGATCTACCGCCAAAATAAGCACCAATCACTGTTATTAATACTAATTGTAATAAGTCTACCCACGAAGCTTTAACCTCAAAAGCAATAACACCAGCATCGATAAAAACCAATAACACTGTTGATACTACTAAAAATATTAAAACTAGTGGTCTTATATTTTTTGATAACCAGGAATCAGAGGCCATATCAACTTTCCACCTGTCAGTTACTTGCTTTTGCATTTCAGCTTCGTAACCCATTATCATATCTTTTATTTGTTTTTCTGCTTCAAGCTTTTCTTCTTTAGATGTATGTAAGTTATCTATAACACCACCTACACCTTTTATTAATTCAGTAGCTCCACCTGAAAATATTTTTCCTAATATACTCATATCTTTTTTTCTGCTTGTTTTCTTGCTTTGTTACCTTCTTTATATGCTGCTTGCTCCCATGGAAAACTTTTGTCACCTTCTGGTTTCATCTTACCATTACTAGGGTGCTCTATCATACCATCTTTTCTTTTTAACCTTTTGCCTTTATAAATAACAAAGTTATCTCCATAATCTAGCATTTTAACTTTATTTTTTTTGCCAGGTACTTTGATTTTAGTATTCATATCGTCTATATGTTTTTGCTCATGAGCTACGACTTCAGCTTCTAAAGGACTTCCTTTTGGAACACTCTTATCTACGAATATACTGCCATCATTATTTGCTTCACCTAAAACACCTTCGTCTAAACTTTTTCTAAAAACAGGGCTTTTCGACCGTGATAACGAAGTAAAGTTTTTATCAAAGTTTGGACTAACTTTTTTTTTGTTAGCTTTAAACGCTGATTTATCTCTGTATAGGCTAGGTCCTTTCATTTTAAATCCCATAATCGTATTTTAATTTCTATCGTCGTCTTCTTTTTCTAAATCACTAAATTTAGCTTGGTCTGGTGCTTTTTTAGGATTTTTGTAATAGTACTTTGTTTTTTTACCGTTTTCAGTATAATTAACAAACCTGCCTTTTGGTCCTATACTTGGTAGAAAATCTAACCTTCCTTCATCGATATTAACACTTTTAATTGCCTTACCATCTTTAGTATACACTACGTCTGGAAAATTAGGGTTTTGTGACCCTGGTGTTCTATCTTGTTTTAATGGTGTAATCATTTTCTGTAACTTATCAGCTTGACCAGCGTGTAGCTTACTAGCTTTTCTTAGTTCACCTATTATTTTCTTAACACCTTCGTTTTTTAATTTAAACGCCATATTATCTGTATTTATCTTTTATCATATCATCTATAGCTTTATTGTAAACTTTATCTGTATATGATTTATTATTATAAAATGTACTTCTCTCTGAAGTAGGTAAGTCTTCTTCACCTAGAAGTATTCTATATATTCTACTTATTAGTTGAGAACATTTGAAAGAAGTTTTAAACACTGAGTATTTTATTGTAGTTCTGTTTCTGTGTCTCCAAGTTTCTATCCAACCTTCTCTTCTTAGTTTTTCCCACCGGTTTTTATCCCAGCTCATGGTATAAGTACCATCTATAAACTCTTGTCGTGTAAATCTTCTTTTACAATCTAAGTAAATTAATAATTCTAAATCTGCATCTGTTAATCCGTAAGTCTTACAAGCCCACTTTCGTGTGAGCCTGTAATACTTAAGGATATTCATTTCACGCAGATCCTGCGCGGTTAATCGCATTCAGATTATGCTGAATCACCGATAGATGTGATACTAGTACTAATATAAGTACCAGCTACATCATCACCAAGCAATATAGCACCATCTTTGTTACCACCTATAGCTTCAGCAATATCTTTCATTGCTTGAAACTCATCGCTTGTGTTAATCGTTAGTATGTCATCAGCTCCAACTGTATCAAAACTAATGTCAACGGTACCATCTTTACCTTCCATACCTTTCATTTTAGATACAGGATATACCATAACATCGTTAGCAGCAGTTTGCATGACTAAAAATTTCTCTATCATTTTTTTTTATTTTATAATGTTAATAATTAGGCTATAGTACTGCAACCAGTAATTTCTTTTACAACTGTTACTGTTGCTGTTGCCGCTGCTGAGTTAGCTAAAACCACAACGTTTGATTGTGTGTTTCTAGTAGCTTCACTTAAAGCTCTACATAATTGCATTGCTGCAGTAAGTTCATCTGCACCAGTTGTTAGCGTAATAGCATCAACGTTTCCTGATGGCTCATCAATAGCTAGAATAAGCTCTCCTGTTCCTCCGTTTATAGATCTTAATCTAGATAAAGGAAAACCAGCAGAGTTATTATCTGCCACTTGAGCAAAACAATAAACTTCATCACTTTTGTTCATAATTTTTTTGTTTTTAATTAATAATTAGGTTAATTTAATGTTTTAAGTTTTAGGGTTTTGGTTTAAAGTTTAGGTCTAATTACGAGTTAGCGTAAGCAGCTGCAACTGTTATTGTGTCACAAGCTGTAATACCTGAACCCGATAAATATTCTGTACCACCTGAGTCATCATTTGCTATAACTACAAACGCAGATGACTCTGTTTTATTTATAATCTCTGATATAGCTCTCATAGCTATTATGTGAGTGTTAGCTGGTATTGTAACTACAACTGAGTCGTGATTGTCTAAGCTATTAGCACTATCAGTCGAACCAGTTGGATCTCTACGTACCATAGGTTTAAAGTATAAAGTTAAAGCGGTATCACTAGTAGGTTGCATACCCATTAGTGAAGATGCTGGAAATAAAGCTGAATCACCTGTAGCGTCGTCATCAGCATCTGTAGCTTCTGTTCTAAAATATAAATACTTTTCCATATTAATCTATTAAGACCACGTCCATTTGTTTTATAACGCCATAAAATTTATCTTTATGCTGGATTCCGTGTCCAGCGTGTTTATCGTAATATATGACATCGTTTTCTTTTATTCCCTCAACGTTACCACCAATAGATACGACTTTTGCTTTTAAGTACCTATTGTCATCATCTACATTTTCTGTTAGAATTAAACCAGCTACTTTTTTAGGCTCTTCTTTTATTTGATCTATTATTATGTAGTTATTAACTGCTTTCATCTATACGCATATTTGAAATTACACAATTAGCTGATATAATAGTAGTCACCACAGAAATAGCATTTTTAAGTGCTGTCTTAGTAACAAGTACAGGATCTATTATTCCTGACTGCACCATATTAACTTCCTCGCCAGTTACAACATTTATACCGTTACCTCCTGCTAGCTCTTTAGTTTGCTCTATACCAGCGTTGTTTAATATAGTTTGGTAAGGAGATTTAATAGCGTTTAATAATATAGCTTCTCCTACACTTGCGTACTGTATTCTTTCCGATGCATTTAGTAACGCAATGCCACCTCCTGGAACAATACCTTCTTTCAAAGCAGCTTTAGTTGCATATATCGCGTCTTCTACTCTATCTTTTTTCTCTTTTAATTCTACTTTTGAGTTAGCACCAACCCTGATTATGCCTACAGTACCAGATAACATGGCTATTCTTTGGGATATTTTCTTTTTGATGAAGTTGTTTTTTTCTTTTTTCTCAAGTTTTTTAACCTCTTCAATTCTTTTAGTAACATCTTCGGTATTTTCAAGTGTTGTAATAACCGTGTTTTTGTCATCTGTAACAGCTTTTTCAGCTTCTCCTAATACATCTAAAGATATTCCATCTAAATCATCACCTAGCTCTTCATTTATAACAATGGCATTAGTTAAAATTGCTAGATCTTTTATGGTGTCTTGTTTAGTAGGACCAAAGCCTGGTAAGTCTATAATATTTACCTTAATATTTCCTTTTACTTTGTTCATTAAAAGCGCCGATTTTACCTGTTGTGACACTTGTGCTACTATTAAAAGCGATCTATTGTTCTTAATAACGTATTCTAGTATGTTTTGTATCTTTCTAATATTAGGTATTTCAGACGCCACGACTAAAACTAATGGGTTTTCTAATACAGATCTTTGTTTTTCTTTATCTGTTATAAAATGTGGTGAAGTTAAACCACAGTCTACTTGAACGCCATCAACAATTTCTACATAAGTATCTTCTGTTTCTGAAGTTTCCATTAAAACAACGCCATCACCTCCGACTTTTTTATAAGCGTCGGCAATAATAGCACCTAATTCTTTATCGTTGTTACAGCTAATAGCGGCAACGTTGTCTAACATGTCATCTTTTACCTCTATTTTAACGCTATCAAGATAATCATTTACTTTTTCTAGACCAGATAACACCCCTTCTTTAATTTCTCTAGTAGAAACGTTATGGTTTTGTTCATGATTAATATTATTTATAAGAGCTTCAGCAAGAACTGTAGCGGTAGTTGTACCATCACCAGCTTCCTTGACAGTATTTCTTGCTGCTTCTTTAATAAGTGTAGCTCCCATATTTTCAACCGGATCAAACAAGACAACAGATTCTGCAACTGTTACTCCGTCTTTTGTGATTACCGGTTTGCCGCGTCCATCTTCGTATATTACGCACTTACCGCTTGCGCCCAGTGTGGATTTTACGGCTTTAGCTAGTTTACTTACACCAGCTATAATTCTTGATGTGGCGTCATTGTCAAAGTTTAAATCCTTGACAATTTCGCTAGGTTGGTTATATTCCATTTAATTTAATTTAATTTAGTTACTACTCAAATGTTTTTACAACTTTAGGTCCTTTTACAGATTCTAGTTTTTTAGAAAAGTGCTCGATGCTACCTTCAATAGCAGCCTCGGCACCTTCTATTGTTTCTCTTCTAGTAACCGCGTGCCAGTTGTTAGTTTCCGGCTCAGACACTTCAGTTTGATAATAACCATTAGCTAATTGAGTTATCCTCCAGTTCTTTTTATCTGAAAGATGTTTCCATTGGTTAATAGTTTTTTCATTAGGTTTTTGGTTGCCAGTTAGTGTACTGGTCTTGTAATACAAATAGGTCATTTTGGTTTTATTTATTGGTTAATAATTTTGTTTAATATTATCTAGCTTTTACATTTTCGCCACTTCTCATTCTTTTCTTTACATTCTTATAACGTTGGAAAACATTAGGCCCTTTTCCAAATGGTCCTTGAGTAGTAGCTATAGCATTGTTAACCGCTATTAATTTGTCTTTTACTGATAATTTTCTTTTTTTCTTTTTATCTTGTTTTAATGCTGATTTTTTCATCCCTGCAACTTTAGAACCTTCAGCTTTTACACCTTTTTTAGCATTAGCAGTCGACATCGCCATTTTAGCGCCTTCAGCCGCTCCTTCTACCGCAGCTTTCCTCATGGCTTTAGCAGCTACTTTTTTTGTAGCTTTAGTACCCTTAGTTGCTAAAATAGCGGCTGTGTTAGCTTGTGCTACTTTTTTCTTCATCTTAGCCATAGACTTTTTATCAGCAGCAGCTTGCTTCATAGACTCCTTAGTGTTACCATCGCCATCGATGTCTGGAAAGTCTGGTTTAGCAGCTTTCATAGGCGCTTCTTTCTTCATCTTCATTGCTGCTTCTTTCTTCATCTTCATTGCTTCTTCTTTCTTCATTTTTTTAGGAGATTGTTTTTGTTTATTCGCTATTACTGCTCGAGAAGCTTTGTCGTAAAAAGACTTGTCTTTATTGTAAGCTTCATTTGTTAATTTAGGATAAACTTCTCTTATATGAGACGGTATAGTAGCGGATCCTTTTGGTCCTACAGCGTCATCATCTTTTGCTTTCATTGCAGACTTGTCTTTCATTTTAGCCATTGCTTCTTTCATTTTGTAAGAAGTCTTTAGCTTCATAGCTGACTCGTCTTTTAGTTTAGCCATAGACTCTTTTTTCATTTTAGCCATAGCTTCTTTTTTCATTTTCATAGCTTCTTTAGCCATCTTCATAGTTGACTTAGTTGCCATTTTACCCATTTTGTATGGGTTACCTTTCATTTTAAATGCCATTGTTTTATTTTTACTTTAAAGTTTATAATTTTGCGTTAGGGTTATTTTTAATAAATTCGTTTTTATATTTAGTGATAGCGTTTACATAATCATCTGCGTTATCAAAGTCAGATGGTTCTGGTCTGTTTCGGTAATACTCACTTCCTTGCCCTCGATTAAAGTACCCTTTAGATACTGCTTTAGTTAATTCTGACGGATCATCTCCTTTTTCTTCAATTGTGTATCTCTGAGGTCGTGTTGTTTCTGTTGGTTGTTGTGTGTTCTGCTGTAGTTGTTCACCTCCTGACGATGTTGGTACTCTAAACGACGAAGGAGGATGTGCCTTGTAAAAAGCTGCTTCTGCTCTTCTTTGTTCTTTCTTACTCAAACCTCTACCATAATTCTCTCTAATCCACTGTGTTCTTCCAGGTATCATTTTGTCTCCATATCTAAGATTATCACCTTTACCTTTTGTAAACATTGTTGCATAGTTAGCTTGATTTTGCTCTCCTTTACTCATAGGCCTTGATGTAAATTCACCTTTACTTTTTATATATCTATTATCTTTTAATTCATCACTAGCCGTTGGTAGCACATTTCCTATAAAGTTTCCTTGTGCATCATACTCACTTAAATCATTGTCTTGCTTCATTGGTGACACGGTGTTTTGTTGAAAAGCAGAGGAAGGATGTCTACCATCTGGTAGATTTTTACCTTCTATTTTTTGATTCACTCCAGGTAAGGTATGTCCTTTTAATTTAAAACCCTTACCAGATTTTCTTCTTTCCATAATATTATGTTTTGCTATTTGTTAGTTAACTATTTTACATAGTTACATAGAAAAATATTTATTTAAGTGAAAGTGTGACATTTGGTAGTTACTATATTCTTCTTAATAAGCTAATGTCATAAAAAAATATATTATAAATATTGGAGT